GATAGAAGTAGGAACCCTTCCTATCCATAAAAGTGCGTGTGGTTGGATGGGTCCATGGCCCTTCCAGGACGTTGTAGTCCGCGTCGATGCGATACAGCAGATCGCCGGGCGCCTTGGCGTAGGTCTGGCCATCGGCGCACCCGTAGATCGAACTGAACTTGATCGGCGCCGCGGCATAGGTGATCAGCGTCTCCCAGACGCCCGAACCGATGCTGGCCGAAGCGTAGTGAGAAACGCCGGCGCCGAGGGATCCGAGCATCATCATCCGGCCGCTGGACGCGTTCCAGGCGACAGGAGATTCGCCGCCGGCCCAACCGATGAACGGGGAATCCATGCGGATGCGCGCACCGACTTCGTTGCCGTGGTCATCAAAGAACGCAATGGAGCTGCCGGAGTAGAAAGTCAGCGCCACCAGCAACGCCGGGTTGCCTCGTATCATATGGAGAATCTTGTCGGCGCCATAGCCCGGCAGCAGCGTGGTCGATATCGCGACTTCTGCAGTGCTTGGCGTCGCGACTAGACGCTCAATATAGTACTGCGACGAGACCACATTGACACCAATGCCAGTGATAGACTCTCCTCTCCACGCCATCTCTGTCGTTCTCGAAGCGACGGAAGAAGCTGTGGTGGTGACTGAAAAAGTCTCAGTCGCAATAGGTTGGATGACCTCGACACGCACCTGTGCGCCGGCGAGCGAATTACCGTAACCTGCCAGTTCTAGGTCATAGAACACCAGATACGCAAGACCCCGCCAAGCGGGTGCATTAGCTGCGCCGACATCAGCTTGAATGCGAGGGTCTGGTTGTTGCGTATTGGTACCCAGATAGACCGCAAACCCCGATGACGCCTCGCTGCTTGCCACGATAGTGTCCGGGTCGGTCGCCCCGGCGTGATAGATCAGCTTCGGGCCTATCCAGATGCGCCGCACGCCGGCAATCGGACCCTGGCACAACCCGACCGCGAACGTGGCGCTGTAGCTGTAGTTGCGGGTCGTGGTCTTGCTCTTGCTACCGCCCTTGCCACCGCTCTTGGTCTTGGTCACCGACTCTTTCAGGCGGTTGCCTTCCAGCCAGATGACGTTGCCGTTGAGCACGGCCGTGCCGTAGACGCGCGGAATCGGCGCGCCGTAGTTGCTGGTCTGGACCGTGAGATCGGACAGCCGCGGCCCTTCGACGGTCGGGCCCTTTGGCGGGTCGATTGCGCCGCCGGCCATCATGCCGAGTTGCGCACCGTAGAGCGCGCCCATCGGGTTGAAGCCGCTCATGAAGAACCCGGCGACGGCGCCGACGACACCGCCGATGATTTGCCCAGGGCTGCTCATGCGATCACTCCACGAAAGCGATAGACGCGCACGATGCGCGCCGCCCAAAGGTCATTGATCCGGTGCTCGCAACACTTTCCGGCTGCTTCGTAGGCATGGATGATCGTTTCTCCGGCGCAGATGGCGAGGTGCTGCGGGTCGCTTGAAAATCGCATCAGCAGCAAGTCGCCGGCCTGGCGGTCCTCCAAAAAGACGCGCTCCAGGCAGGGCTGGCTGTCGAGCGAGCGCTCCAACTGGCCATGGGCCGGCGTGCGGCCGTATCCCGAGACATCGATCACGCCGGCGCCGATCTCGCGGGCGACATGGATCGCTACCCCGGCGCAGTCGAGCCCAAACGCGACCAGCCGCCCCTGGTGGCGAAACGGCGTGCCCAGGCACTGCCGCGCGGCGGTCAGAATGTCATCGGCGGTCATGCGCCGCCCTGCCCAACCTGGGAATAGGTGCTGCCGGTCGGGATGAACGGGAAGCCACCGAAGTTCACGACGTTGCTGTACGCCTGGCAGTCGGACAAACGCTTGCGGCAGCCACGCACCATCGTATAGGCATCGCCCACCACTGGCAGGTAGTAAAACGGTTCGAACGTGGTGATCACGCCGGCCGCAAAGCTCTTGATCTCCAGCGCTTTCAGGCCAGCGTTCGGCCCGGAAGTGAACTGGATCGTGCCGGCGCCGAAGAAGTCTGCCGGTTCGGTCCGCGCCGCCGAGGTGAAGACCGACGAACTGGTGACACTGCTCAGCGTGCCAGTCACCGTGTTGGCGGCCAGAGAGACGCCGCAACCGGCGTACTCGGTACCGCCAAACGCTTTCGGGCACTGTGCGCCGTAGCTTTTGCCGACACTCTGGTTGAGCACATCGACCAGCGACACGCCGCCGATCTGAAAGCGGTGGTCGCGCAGCGTGGCGCTGCCGAAGATCCCGGCCACCACCGGCTCCTGATCCTCCACGGGCGCGGCCCACGACGTAGCAAAAACGAAACACCGGGCGCCGTCGAACAGCCCACTACCGACGGCGGCGCGCGTGACGCCAGACGCTCCGGCGATTCCTTCGACGTCGATGCTGGCGGGCGCGAAGCCGGCGGTGGCGGCGTAGCCGGTGAATTCGTAGCCCGCTGTCGAGAGGTACGTATGCCCGCTCATCACCAGGTCGCGCGGATGATCAGTGAGGTAGATCGGAGATCCAGTAACCGGCACGATGCGCAGGCAAAGGACGCGATAGCGGTAGTCGGCGACTACGGATTTCATGGAGAGAGTAGCTCGATGATGTCGATCGACCCGCAGTCTCGAACTGATGGCGACAGCGCGATCATTTCGATCTGCGAGTTGAACCGGCAGGGAATGTCAAACTGGCAGCCTGCGGTGATCGTGTCGGTGATCAGCGGCGCTGGCGAGATCGTGATCAGCCCCGTCGTGGTGTCGACTGTCAAGCCGGAAGCGATCGTTACGCCGTTCTTGGCAGCTACCACGGTTCCAGCGACTGGCTTGTAGATCGTGCGTGACGGATAGCCGATGCCGGCCAGCGCCGTGCCGTTGGTGCCGTAGAAGTTGCGCAGTTGGTAGATGCCGGTGGCCGAGTTGGCCAGTGTCTCGTCAAGCGGCGTAGGCGTGCCGGTGAATCCGTTTGTGCTGTAATCGTCCAGGCACTTCACCCGGAAGCCAGCGAACTTTCCGTAGGCGCGGTGGTACAGCGATATCACACGCGCCCACAGGTCGGCCTGTGTGGTCGTGAAGTTCACGTGGAACGAGCGCACCGGGAACGGCTGTACAAGCTTGCGATACTCGGCGCCACCGGCGGTCTGCGTGATCAGCACGGTGTAGTCGTCTGCCCATGACGCACCGAGGCGCACATCTAGGGGCAAGCGCTCCTCTAGGAAACTAGCCATACCGCTTCACCCCCTGAATCGCAGCCATGGCCTCGCGGGCACCCTGGCCAGCGGCGCGGCGCACATCGGGCGCGTTGCTGTTGCCGTTCACATGCACAGTGATGTTGACCGGAGTATCTGCCGCCCTGGTGTTCTGCGCCGCGGGGACGATCTTCTCGCCCTGGTGAATTTTTGCCACCATGTCGCGAGGCACGTAGTCGGTACCGACAGCAAACCCGGGAAGCGTGAACAGGCTTTCGATGGAGAACATGCCGCCTGCGGCAGCGCCTCCCGCTGAAACAGTCGCCGCAGACGGCGCAGCAGAACCGCCCACGCCCAACATTCCGAGCAGACTGGTCATCAGGCCACCACTGGCTGGCGTGCCGACGGCGCCGAACAGGCGCTTGCCGAGGTCTGCCGCGACCGCATCTGCAATCATGCGCTGGATCACCTGGCCAAAGCTCGCGAGCATGCCTTTCACGCCTTTCTCGAACGGGTTGAACAGGAAGTCGGCCATGGCGCCCTCGATGCCGCGATAGGCATTGGTGAACATGTCCTCGGTTTTCTTTGCGACGTTCCGCGAGGTCTCCATGTAGTTGTCGAAAGCCCGCTGTGCGCCAGCGACCCAATCCTCGTCGGCAGCGCGCCGCGCTTTCAGGTCCTTGAGCATGCTGCTCGTCGCGTCGGATGACGCCTGGCGCAGTTTGTCTTGGGCTGCGATAGACAATGGCAGGTGCGACTGTTCGGCTTGCGCGATCATGTTTTCGACCATCAGCGCGTTTCGTCTGGCGATGGTCAGTTGCTCTTGCTCGTATGTCGTCTTGCCCATGATGGCCGTCTGGAACTGATACTCGTCACTGGTTTTTCGCAGGCTGTCGGTAAACTTTTCAAGCTGGTTCGCCTCGACAGAAGTCCGGTACTGGTCGATCTTTTCAGCGGCTGTCGCAAACCGTTTCGACGTTTC